ACGCCATTTACCTGCGTAAAGCGATGCTGGAGGAAGCTGAACCGAGCGTCCTCTCCAAGTGGTCCAACGGGTACCTGGATAAGATAGATGGCGACTGGTTCAGGGGGCAGGCTCAGTCCTGGCCGAAGGGCCAACTCACCCGTGATCCGATCCTCCAGCAGTACCGCTTCTGCAACGTCTTCCGGGAGCTGGACCGGGTGACCGAGTGGATCAGGTACAACATTCGTCGGCGGTACGCGGATCACCCGAACCTTTGGTTGATGCTCGCCATCGCCCGGACGATCAATTGGCCGCCTACGCTCCAGGCTCTGATGGACGATCAATCTTCCAGCATTGACGAGGGCTGGCCGGTGGACGACATTTTGTTCAATCCTGACCGTATGGCTGATGTAATGCAGCACATCGCGGACGTAGGTGACAAGGTGTACACTGGGGCTTACATGATCCGTGCTGAGAGTAATCCTCACGTGCCCTGGTATTTTTGGTCCAAGCATCAATACATTGCCAAGATCGTGATCGGTCGGCTGTGGGAAGACCGGGAGACGTGGGCGACTCATCTCAGGGGCGGGAACCACGCTGAAGGCGTCACCCTCCAATCGGTCTGGGAACGCTTCCAGCAACCCCGGTATATTGGCTGGGGACCGTTCATGGCGTACCAAGTGGTGGTTGACATGCGCCATACTCGCTACCTCCAGAACGCCCCGGACATCAACACCTGGGCAGCCCTGGGCCCAGGCTCCCGGCGCGGGCTCAACCGCCTCGCTGGCCGTCCGGTGACCGCTCCTCTTTCCCAGGAGCAGGGACTGGCTGAGATGCGGCGTATCTGGGAGGAGCAGGGGGGGCATCGCCCCCCCTGGGTTCCGGCAATTGAGCTGAGCGACATTCAAAATGCACTCTGCGAGACAGACAAGTATCTCCGGGTGCAGTTGGGCGAAGGTCGCCCACGCGCCCAGTATATCCAGGGAAGGGGTTACTGATGGCTACCGTAAGACTGACCAACAACATCCGGGAAGCGCTGCTGAAGAAGCTCCTGGAGCGAGCCTTCAAAGCTCGCTGTGATGAGTTCATGAAGCGGGCGGGGGCCTTCGCTCTCCGTGTCCACGTGGATGTCTTTGGGTCCGACCTTGACAAGATGAACGCTCTGCCGGACGGGTGGCTGCCGAAGGATGACGATATTACGGTTCGCTTTGGTTATACCCAAACCCGCCTTTCGTTTGATGGAACCCTCGGAAGGGACGGTATCACGGACGCCTTCCGAAAATGTGGTTCCAGAGGAGGTAGCACCGTTTACCGGCGGTTCACTTATTCAAAGTATGGTACAGTAGCCAAGGAATACAACGCTCGACACGCCCTCGCTGAGGAATATGAGGCGTTCATCAACGAGCGTAAAGACTTGAGTGATGAGATTGAGAGAGCTGCCCATACGGCAAAGGCTGCGGTGGATAGCTGCTCCTCTATCCAAAAGCTCATCTCAATTTGGCCCGAAGTGGAGGAGTTTGCGCGCGAGTTTCTCCGGGACGGGGAACGTAAGGCCCTCCTCCCGGACATCCCGCGATCTCAACTCAACGCAATTCTGAATCTACCGCCTGAGGAGGACGAGAAGTGATTACACTTGAAGCGCGCAACGTCAACGATGCCCTTTGGATGGGGGGCCAGGCCCTGCGTAAAGGCGGGGTTCAGCAGGACAGTCGCAACGGGCCTGTGCTGGTTGCGATGTGTCCTGTAACCACTGTGTACCAGCGCCCAACCGAACGGGTGATGCTCCACCCCGGACGGGACGCAAACCCGTTCTTCCACCTGGTGGAAGCGCTGTGGATGCTCGGTGGGCGCAAGGACCTCGCAACCCTCACCCCCTACGTCAAGACCATGGTCAACTTCAGCGACGATGGGGGCCTGACGCAGCCGGGGGCTTACGGGTTCCGTTGGCGTCACCAGTTCTCCTACCGGAAGGGTATCGTGCTGGATCAGCTCCAGTGGGCGATCCGTCGCCTGAAAGCTGACCCGACTGATCGCCGCGTGGTGATTCAGATGTGGGACCCGGCTGTGGACGCCTACGCGGCTGATAACGGTGGTCGGGACGTGCCCTGTAACCTGGTCGCTTTGCCAGCGATTGGGACGGATGGGCGTCTCAACCTCACGGTGTACAACCGATCCAACGATATGGTGTGGGGCGCCTACGGGGCCAACGCTGTCCATTTCTCGGTGCTCCAGGAGTACATCGCATCCATGGTCGGCGTGCCGGTGGGGTGCTACTGGCAGGTGGCGAACAATTTCCACGCCTATCTCACCACCCTCGGCAAAGCCGGTGAGGAATGGCCGTGGGGAGAGACCGGGAACGGGTATAATCCTGACTCCTACGGCAACGGTACCGTCCGACCCATGCCCATGTTCGAAGGACTCAGCGAGAACGAGGCGATGGACGACATCGACATGTTCTTGAAGACGCCGTCGCGGGTGGGCATCCGTTCGGACTTCCTGCGCAAGATCGCCTGCCCGATGGTGATGGCCCACCGCGCTTACAAGCGCTGGGGTGGGGCTGCCGGCATCTTATCTGCTCGGGAAATACTGGAGCAGATGCCGACTGACAACGACTGGCGCGCGGGAGCGGCGCTGTGGCTCGACAACCGGGAAGCGAAGCTGAACCATGAAGCTCAAGATTGAAATGGAGTTGATGCCGGAGGCCAAGCAGCCCAAGCACTCAGTCCGGTATGAGTTCAAGCGGGGCCACGCAGGCGTGGACTCAATCTACATCAAGCGGTCTGCCTTCATCGGTCAGGCCCCAAAGCGGATCACGGTGGAAATTCATGAAGACAACTAGCATCTATCTTGCGGCCCGATACGCGAGCCGCAACGAGGGCCTCCGAACCCTCGGTGAGCACCTCATCGGCCTGGGTTACCAGGTCACCGCCAACTGGCTGTGGGAAGGCGAAGAAGGCAAAACCATCCAGGAGTGTGCCATCATGGACGTGGAAGACGTTCGGCGGGCGGACGCCCTGGTGTTCTTCGGTGAGCGGCAGGCCAGTGAGAACCGGGGTGGTGGGCGCTGGTTTGAGTTCGGTATGGCCCACGCCCTCGGCAAGCGCTGCATCGCGGTCCTTAACCTGGACCCGACCGTGGGCGGTCACGTCCACCTACCGGTTGGACACGAGACCGTGTTCACTGGCCTGCCCGACGTGGAGATTGTAACCTCCGTGGAGGAACTGTTGACGGTACTCAAGATGGAGGTGGAGCGGTGAACAACTACGTCAAGCAGGTGGGTGGTGACCACTATTCAGCTGAGTACCAGCACTGGGATTGGGTTCCAGAGACTGGGCTGGGATACCTGGAGGCATCGGCCACCGCGTATATTGCCCGCTACATGAAGAAAGATGGGCTTAAGGACCTCGAAAAGGCCATGAGCTTTATCAACAAAATCATCGTGTCGAAATACCTAAAACCTGCTGGGACCCGAAGGGGTATTGATTCCCGGTTGCGGCACCGTTATTTGACGGCCGCGAACCTGATTGACACTCCCGAAGGTGATCTCACCACGGCAATCGACACGTGGAAGGATGACGACGATCTGGAGAAAATCGTCAAACTCCTGGAGGAGTTGATCAGTGACTACCGAAGCTGAAGACCTCGCGCGAATGATCCAAATGGATCGTATCTTGGAAGTAGTCCAGGCTGAGTTCGGTGTGACCCGCGCCCAGATCCTGGCTCCCACCCGGTCTTCCCCTGACGTGGCATGGGCTCGCCAGGTCGCGGTGCATCTCTGCCACGCGTTGATGCCGGGGGTGAGCTGGAGCGATCTGGGTCAGATGTTCGGCCGGGACCGCACCACCGTCCGCCACGCCAACCAGAAGGTCCAGGAGTGGCGTGACCTGGAAGACCTCGACGATTGGTTGGAGGATATGGAATTTGTTTGCGCAACTCCCACTGTTTGAACCCGATAGCGGCTGGACCGCGCCGCGCATGTCCGACCTTCCCAGCAGCTGGGGTTCAGGCCGGGTGGGGATAGACTGTGAAGCCCGCGATGAGATGCTCACTGTCCTTGGGCCGGGAGTGCGGCGTGGTGGGTACGTCGTCGGCATCAGCTTTGCCATTGAAGACGGCCCAAGCTTCTATCTGCCGATCCGGCACGGGGGCGGTGGGAATATGGACCCCACCGCCGTCCTGGGCTATCTCCGGGACCAGGCCAAGCGCTTTGACGGTACATTGTGCGGCGCCAACCTCGGGTATGACCTGGACTTCCTGGCGGAGGAGGGAATTAAGTTTCCAAACGTCAAGTGGTTCAGAGACATTCAGGTCGCGGACCCGCTGATCAACGAGCTTCACTTCAATTATAGCATGGAGGCCATCAGCAAGCGCTGGTCCATACCCGGCAAGGACGAAACCCTGCTGCTGGAAGCCTTGGCCGCCTATGGGTACAAGGGCAAGGCAGCCAAGGGCGGTATATGGGCGCTGCCGGCGCGGCACGTTGGACCGTACGGTGAGCAGGACGCGCGCCTACCACTCGCGATCCTACGCCGTCAGGAGCGCGAGATTGAGACCCAGGGCCTCTGGAACGTGTACAACCTGGAAAGCCGTGTGCTCCCGGTGCTGGTACGCATGCGCCGCCGGGGGGTGGCAGTATCCCAGGACCGGCTCGCTGAAGTGGAGCGGTGGGCACGAGAGCAGCAGCAATTGGCCATCGACGCGGCCAACCACGTCCTGGTCGGGAGGCGGCTGGATTTTCACGACATAACCAACAACAACGTGCTATCATCTGTGCTGCGTGAGCTAGGTATAGACTTGCCCAAGACAAAGACGGGTAAGGACAGCGTCACGGCCTCTATCCTGGACAGTATCCAGCACCCGGTTGCTGATCACCTGCGGCGCGCGAAGAAGATAAGCACACTGAGGACCACGTTTGTGGACGGCGTGAAACACCACCTCACGAACGGGCGAGCGCACTGTACATTCAACCAACTGCGTCGCCAGAAGGATGACGGCAGCGGTGACACCGAGGGCGCAGCCTTTGGGCGCCTCAGTTCAGCCAACTTCAACTTCCAAAACCAGCCCGCTCGGGATGAGGAGATTGGACCCATGTGGCGGTCCATCTACGTCCCGGACTTCGTGGAGGACGGTTGCGAGTGGGCAGCCCTCGATTACAGCCAGCAGGAACCTCGCCAGGCGGTTGATTCGGCAATCCAGGCCGGCCCACATCTGATCGGTGAAGCCGCCTTTGAGAGCGCACAGGAAGCGGCGCGGCGATACCGGGATGACCCCACTATGGACTTCCATCAGATGATGGCCGACATGGCGGGTATTAAGCGCAAGCCGGCCAAGAACATTTTCCTGGGGTTGTCTTATGGGATGGGTGGGGCGAAGCTCTGCCGCGACCTCGGACTGCCGACCGTGTGGAGACTTCAGTGGGGCCAGGGACGGCAGCGTAGGTTCAAGGATTTTGACACCCGTGAGGAGTGTGTGGAGAAGGCTGACGCGGGACGCCAGGCCGGCTATCCCGTCCGGTACTGGGAAGCCGCAGGACCGGACGGCCAGCAGCTCACTGATACCTTTGATCAGCGCGTCCCCTTTGTGCGCAAGATGGCGCAGCATATGCAGGACCTCGCTGGAAAGCAAGGGTATATTGAGACCCTGTCTGGGCGCCGTTGTCGTTTTCCTCAGAAGGAAGACGGGACGTTTGACTGGCTCCACAAGGCGTTCAATAGACGTATCCAGGGTGGATCGGCCGATCAGACCAAGATGGCGCTGGTAGAGATGGACGCCCAGGGGCTGTACATCCAGCTCCAGGTCCACGATGAAATTGACGGTTCCATGACGCGCGCGGATGCCCGCCGGGGGGTTGAGATCATGGAGAACGTAATCCAACTCAGCGTGCCAATGAAGGTGGACCTTGAGATGGGTCCGAGCTGGGGGGAGTCAATGTAGCGCGGTTGCCTGTGAGGATATCCGAGAATAACCTGCCAGTCCCAGAAAGGGAGGATGACGCGATGCATAAAATGTTGGCGCTAGCCTTTGATACAGCGAAACGGTCGCCTGATCCGTCCACTAAAGTGGGAGCTGTAATAGCGCGGATGGGGCGCCAGATTGGTGTCGGATGGAACCAATTTTCTCCAGGCATCCCGGAAGACTGGTGGCGCGACCGTGAACGCAAGTATCGGGCCGTGGTTCACGCAGAGGAGGTAGCCCTTCTGTCTGCTGGACCTTATACTGCGTTCTCCATTATGTATGTCACCCATCACCCGTGCCCTCATTGTGCCAAGCTCATTGCGTGGTCGAAAGTATATCGGGTGGTTTGTCCGTCTGGCCCGTGGAGGGACGATCCTGAGATTGCCGAGAGCTGCCGCCAGGCCAGAGAGATACTTGACCTGGCCGGCGTGGAAGTGGTTCACCACACCAACGGGGTTCTGGACTGATGCCGAGCGAAGCGCAGATGTGGACCGCGTTGCGTCCCCACATGGAAAAAGCGGAGCTGAACCCGATACGGGTTGAAAACCCCGCGCTTCCCGGCACCCCTGACGTCAACTATATTGAAGGGTGGATCGAGCTGAAGCACGCTGATCGGTGGCCGCCTCGTGGCGGTCCCCTTCGGTTGAAGCATCCACCCACGCCTGAACAGAAGGTGTTCCTGTATCGCCGCTGCCGCGCGGGGGGTACTGCTACTCTACTGCTGAGAGTAGGCCAGGAGTGGTTTGTTTTTCTGGGCTCGGACGTATTACAGATATGGGATTGCAGCAATACTTCACCGACTGAGGAAACCATTCGACGGATGGCCCATAGAACGTTCACCCACCCAAGTCAGGTGGCAGTATTTTACGCTGATAACAAAAATGGTATGCTATGATCAAAGGCAGCACGTCCGAAGCTATCCAGTTTCTTCAGGGGTGGACTCCCGAGGGGTTGTGGCAGCTCACGGCTATCGTCCCAGACGACAAGATCACCACCGCAACGTTCCGGCACGATCAAACCAAGGAAGCTCGCGCCTGGATCGAAGAACGACAAGGACGTGAAAACCTGTATTTCACGGTCAATCCCCTCATCCGACCGATGAATATCAAGGCCAAGAAGGAGCATATTCGGGGGCTGGTCGCGCTCCACGTGGACATCGACCCACGCCCAGGGGAGGAGCTGGCCCCGGAGCGTGCCCGCGCACTTAAACTGCTCCGGGAGTTCAAGCCCAAGCCGACCGTCATCATCGACAGTGGCGGCGGGTATCAGGGTTTCTGGTTGCTGGCGGAGGAGCAACGCACTGACGGCAACGAGGACCGCGCGATGGAACTGGAGGCGTACAACCTCCAGCTTGAGGTGTTGATGCAGGCGGACGCCTGCCATAACATCGACCGGATCATGCGCCTGCCGGGAACAATAAACGTTCCGAATGCCAAGAAGCGTAAGAAGGGGCGGGAGCCGGCTTTAGCCGCCGTGGTGGAGGTGGACTGGGACCGGACCTATAACCTGAAGGACTTTACCCCAGCAGCACGGGTGCAGAGCCCTGGAGCAGGCGGGGGACCTGAAGTCAAGATTTCAGGCAACCTTCCGTCTCTGGACCTGGACGACCTCCCGAACAAGGTGACGGCTCGGACCAAGGCGTTGATCGTTAACGGTGATGACCCGGATGATCCAACCAAATTCGGCTCGCGCTCTGAAGCGCTCTGGCATGTGCTATGCGAGCTGGTCCGAGCCGGCTGTGACGACGATCAAGTGGCGGCGATCATCCTGGACCCGGACTATGGGATCAGCGGTCACGTCCTGGACCAACCCAGGCCCCAGCAGTACGCGGCGCGACAGATACAGCGGGCCAAGGAGGACGCGATTGATCCGTGGCTGCGAAAGCTCAATGAGGAGCATGCGGTCATTGAGGATATCGGCGGCAAGTGCCGGGTGGTGAGCGAGGTGATGGACTTCGCTCTGAAGAGGCCAAGGCTGTCCCGTCAGAGCTTCGATGACTTCCGAAACCGCTATATGCATATGACTGTGGTGGTCGGTACCGACAAGGACGGGAATGAAGTCAAGATGCCGGTGGGTAAGTGGTGGTTGCTGAACCCCAACCGTCGCCAGTACCGCACGATTGTCTTTGCCCCTGGACGCGAGGTGGGAGACGCCTATAACCTGTGGCAAGGATTTGCCTGCGAGGCCAAGCCGGGAAACTGCGACCTGTTCCTCACACACGTCCGAGACAACGTCTGCCGGGGTAATGAGGTTCACAGCGAGTACCTGATCAACTGGATGGCCCGCGCGGTTCAACAGCCTGATTCCCCTGGGCAGGTAGCTGTGGTGCTCCGGGGACGGATGGGGACGGGTAAAGGTGTGGTGTTCAAGCATTTTGGCTCGCTCTGGGGGCGGCATTACCTCCACGTGTCCGACCCCAAGCACCTGGTCGGCTCCTTTAACGCCCACTTGCGTGACTGCGTCGTGTTGTTCGGGGATGAGGCGTTTTATGCGGG